TCTACCTTGACGAGTCAACACTTAACGGCACTGCCGTACTTGACGGCGACGGCGTTGACTTTGTAGAAATAACAGACGTAGTACAACAAATTAGCATCCAGCGTGGCAGACACAAACCGTTAGACGTATTTGGCCCCGGCACAATGTCGGTGTCAATTAGCGTGCCTAACACAAACCGTGCTTACGACCCGTTTAACACATCAAGCGTTTATTACAATCAGTTGACAGAACAGCCGGGCCTAGCCCCATTGCGTCAAATACGGTTAAGCCGCAACGGGCAGTATTTGTTTACTGGTCGAGTGACTACCTACAACCAGCAATACAACATGGCTGGTTTAACCTCATACCAAATTAACGCTGCAGATGATATTTATGTGCTCTCACAGGGCAGTTTGCCTCAAACCAGCACTACTGTGCAAACCTCGTCAGACCGCATTACAAGCGTTTTAAGCGCTGCAGGCTACACAGGCACTACAAGCCTTACAGCCAGCCCTACAGCCACTCTGGGCGCTTATACGATCGCCTCAGGCACAAACGTAAACGCCTACCTAAACCGAATCCAACAGGCTGAGCAGGGGCGCATATTCTGTAGCAAAACAAATGTGTTGACGGCACAGCCAAGAACGGGCACAACGCTGGCAGCACCAACCGCCACGTTTAACGACACTGGCACAGCAACACCGTATGACAACATCATTGTTGAGTTTGACCAACAGACCGTAATAAACAACAGCAACATCACTATTGAGTCTGGCGGCACGCTACAAAACGCAAGCAACGCCGACTCGATCAGCCAGTACTTTACGCAGACTGAGGCCATCACAGACAGCCTGCTTAGCACTAACGGACAAGCTGCAACACTGGCAAGTTACCTGCTCTACCCATTGCCTAAACCCCGTTTCACTAACGTCTCAACCACATTTGCCAGCCTTACAGACGCACAAAAAACAGCGTTAGCACCTATTGAGATTGGTGACACCGTGCAAGCCACCAAGACATTTACCAGTGGCACGCCGCTAGCCATAACACAAGATTTAAGCGTTGAGGGCATAGATCACATAATTGACATGAACACCGGACACCGCATGACCCTGTGGACATCAGCCACCATTGTGCTCAACGACTTCATACTCGATGACGAGACGTTTGGGGTGCTATCTACCACAAACGCGCTTGCTTGATGTAAAGTACGATTATGCCAAACGAACAGACATCAGTACCGTTATTTGTGGCGAACACGGTGCTTACTGCATCGCAACAAAACTTGAGTGCTGGCACAGGTGTACCAGTATTTGCTACAACAGTTACTAGAGATGCCGCGTTTGGTGGTAGCAACAAAGCGTTGGCTGAAGGGCAGCTTTGCTATCTGTCGTCTACAAATGTTGTGCAGTATTACGATGGCGCGGCTTGGGCTACTGTCGGGCCGTCTACGGCTAGCGGATTGACTTTTATTACTGGAACAACATTTAGCGCGCAAACGGCTGTCAGTTTGCCTACAAGTACTTTTAGCGCAACTTACGCTAATTACAGAATTATTTTTAACATTACATCGGCTAGTAATGACGCTAACGACTACATCAGATTTAGAACATCAGGCACGGATAACACAACATCAACCTACTCATCAGCTGCCAAATTTTTAAGTTATGCTGGAACTAATACTGACACATACGCCGTCGCTGACACTCTTGGATACACATTCGGACACGGTACTGCTATTGGCGCAACAAGGGTTTGGGATATTATAAATCCGCAAGCAACTGCTTACACTCTTGCCAATTTTTCTGGAAACATTGCATTTGGTGGTGCAGGTGGATATGGCGGCGGCGGCGTTGGTTTTCTTGCAACAACATCTTTTGACAGCATGACTTTTTATACACCTACTGGAACAATTACAGGAAGTTACAAAGTTTATGGCTACTCAAACAGTTAGACCAACCGTACAAATTGGCGATGAAGTACGCGAAATGAACGATGCAGAGTTTGCACAATACGAAATAGACCAAGCCGCAAACATTGCGCGTCTAAAAGCCGACGCAGATAAGGAAACCGCAAGACAAGCCGTACTTGACAGGCTAGGAATAACAGCCGATGAAGCCGCGCTACTACTTGGCTAGTTTTGTGTTTGCACTTGCCCTGACCGCTTGCGAAACGACACGCACCAACGCACCACTAAAAGTACGCAACACCGCACTAACACGCTGCTCGACTATTCAACAATGCGAAAGGGTCAGCAATGGCTAAGGAAAAAGCAGAAATAGAAATACTGCACGCGCGCATGATTGTGTTTGTTGGCTGCACAATCGCAGTGACATTTGCAATTACAGTCATTGGTTTTGTTTACGGCTTGCTGTTCGTAACTCAACCGTTAGAGCAATCACCAAACGATGCACAATTTATTGACTTGCTATCCACGTTGACTGTGTTTATGACTGGCACATTGTCTGGACTTGTGGCCGCAAACGGACTTAAACGCAAGCCTGCCGAACCTGTAGCACCATGAGTGTGATACCTGCCAACCCTAAAGTCATCGGGTCTAAGCCGTACACAGGTAACAGCGACGGTGCAGCTGCAGGCCCACGTGCCGGCATGGATGAATGGATTAGGCAAGCAATTTTGCACGGTGCAGGCGCATTTTGGAATAACGGCAGCTGGGGCATACGCGATATGCGAGGCTCAACAAACCTAAGTGTGCACGCCACTGGTCGAGCAGTTGACCTGTCGTACAGACCGTCAGAGAAACAGCCAACAGCAAACCGCAAAGCAACAATTGCCTTTATTAACATTGTTTTAGACAACGCAAACGAGTTAGGTGTTGAGTGCGTGCTTGATTATTTCCCTAAAGCATTTGGGCGCGGGTGGCGTTGTGATCGTCAAGCATGGAAGTCGTACAGCAAACCAGAGATACACGGCGCACCGGGCGGCGATTGGTTACACGTCGAGATAAACCAACAAATGGCCGATGCACCAAACCTTGTAAAACAAGCGTTTCAGAGGGTATTCACCGAATTGCCACAGTAGTGCCCTATGGTGGAAACACCGACGATAGGAGATGCATTATGGCAGACGCTAAAACATACATTTATGAGGTTTACACAACCATCATGGACAGCCAACAACACGTGCTTGTTCAGATATTCCGTGACCCAACAACAGACAAAGTGCTGCACGCACAAATTGCATTTAAGGATGCAATCGGCGACTCATGGCAGACCCCCTACCAATTGGAGAAAAAATGAGTCACTTAGGGATAAAAATAGGTGCATGGGCAATTAGTGGCTTAGCGGCGTTTACGTTGCTCTGGGGGGCTAGTAAGCCTCCTGAGAGGCAATTACAGCCGGGTGAGCAGATCACAACAACGCTTATAAGCATTGTGCCCACGCTGCCTGAAACAACTACGACAACTACAACATTGCCTAAAGGCTGTGCACAGTACGTGGCTGATGCAATTACCGCTGGCTGGCCTGCAGACCAAGCACCAATGCTGGCACGAGTGATGTTTCGTGAGTCACGATGCAACCCACTTGCCTACAACGCTAAAGACAGTAATGGAGGTAGTCGAGGCCTGATGCAAATGAATGGCACTCACGTGCAATGGCTAACCGAATTAGGCTATATAACAACGCTAGATGACCTATTTAAGCCAGATGTTAATCTTGCTGCCTCAGCACACCTCTACCGTATGGTGGGCTGGCAGGCATGGGCTAGCACTCATGGCTGATATTCCATATCCCGATAGTGGCATAAGCCAAGAAACGAGAGAAGCAATGTATCCCGATACGTACAGCGACAAACTAGGCAAGGTATACACCAACTTAATAGATGAGATTGTGCGACCAGCACACGTACAAAGCAATGTGCCAGACCACAGCATTTTGCTTGACGAACTGGCAATTATGTACGAAGCAAACATGACAATTGGCGGTGAGCAAAACAGATTTAACGCTTCAGTGTTACGCGCGGCCATAAATGTTATACGCGCCTTGTAAAGCGTGCGGTCTGACCATGCACGGCACAAGGTACAGACACAACCCCGAAAAAGTAATGTGGTTACACCCCAACCTAAAAGCGTGTACTAAGGTAAAACCAATAAACCCGACTAAGAGAAAGAACCCGACATGAATAATCAGTTAGAAATGTTTACAACAACATTGGGATTGGCTGGAGAGAAAACGCGTGTAGCGCTAGATCATCCAAGTGTTGCAATGTCACGCAATGCACCGGACACATCGCGCGCAGCTGCAGAGCAAGCCAAACCGCACGCAGGAAAACAACGCGAACTGGTGCACTTTTGGATTAAATGGGCTGGCCGCACTGAGGCTAAAGGCATGACAGCAGACGAAATAAGTGTGTTACTAGACCTACCTGCACAATCAGTGTCAGCACGAATAAACGGCTTGCATCGAGACGCTTACATTGTTGACAGTGGCACACGCCGTAAAACACGCTACGGCCGTAATGCGATCGTTTGGGTGGCTTGCTGATGGCACACTTTGACTTAAGCCTGTAC